CTTAAGAATATTAAACAAGACATTATTGTACATCCCCTAATTGAAATCCGTTTGCTACTTGTGTGGACACAGCCCTAGCAATAACTTCCCCGTCAACAACCACGTTCGTGTGAACAGTTACGTTCTGAGCATTAGAGGACGCTCCAGAATTGAGTTGATTAAAAAGGTTAGACTGTTGTTCCCTATTTAAAATCATTTCTCCAGAGTTAACTCTGGCAACAACTCTATCGCCACTAAAACTATTACCACCAACAACGCCGCCATCTTGGAATCCCTGTATTGCTGAGGCAGCAACTGTTGCAACACCTAGACCAAACGCAATATTTGCATTCGCAGCAAGCTGTGCTGCCGCTGCTATATTTGCGGGGTATGGAATTGCTGCAGTCTGTGCCGGAATTAACCCTATAGCTTTACCTCGCGCAAGGGATAGTTCAGCAAGCGCTCCTGCCTTCTGAATTAAGAACTGCTCTTTAGACCCTTGTTTAGCAACAGCGGATGCCAAACCAAAAAACCCGCGAGTTAAATTAAGCTCTTGGTCTCTAAAAGTTTCTTGGAGTTTTTTCTTTGCTTCGGCGGCTTTTTTTGCCCTCTCGATGTCTGCTTTATCGGCAGCATCTTGAAGTTTAAATCTATTTTCAAGTCCTTGTTTTAATGCATCTGTGATGATAGTTTCTTTTTGTAGTTCACTATCTGCTGCCATTATTTGGGCCTGAAGTCGGGCCTCCTGTTCGCGAGTAAAATTATCCTGCATGAGGATAAGTCTATTATCTGTAAAAAGAAGTTCCGCTTCCGATTGCTGTAAACGCCAAGCCTCTTCAAGTATCGCTATGTCGTTAAGGTTCTTTTCTTTATCACTAATTAGCTTTTGATCTGCTTCTGATATAAATTGATTTCTAGTTTTCTGTTTTTCAGCACGGGAATCTTGTGCCTCGTCAACTTCTTTTATCTTAGCAAGTTCTGTATTATATGTATCGAGTATAAACGTCTTAGATTCTTCTATTGACTGATTAAATTTTTCTTGTGATTTACTAAGCTCATTATTGGTTGCAACCAGATCTGCGCCTTGTTCGCTTGCGACTTCCCTTAACAATGTTAGGTTATCAATGAGGGCCTGTGTGCCACTGATAGCTTCAGACCTATCGGTAAACTTATTGAGAAACTTATCAATAAATTGTCCTGCTTTTAAAAAAGCTATACCTGCGTCGATTGCGACAATCTCAATGGCAGCAAGTCCTGCTTTAGCAAAATTCACAGCCTTGACTGTAAAGAAAAACGCATCACTTAAAAATGAGAGGGCATCGAATGTAAAAGCTATCGCTTGTGGAATTCTGGTTGCTAACGTATCTATAAATTGTTGAAACCCGGGGCTTACTCGTATTTTTTCAATTAGGTTTCCGAACGCCGTCGCTATGGCCTTTAACGCAGGATTTAATTTTGCACCAACATCTTCGCGCAGGTTATCAAAATTATCTCCAAGTTTTTTTAAGCGACCTTCTAATGTTGCGCCTTGTTTTTCAATTGCTTGAAAGGCAAATGATCCTTCTTTATTTAGACGCTGAAATGCCTGCTCAAATACATCGGCGGAAATCTTACCTTCTGCGGCAAGTTTCTTTATTGCCTGTTCGGACACACCTAATGTTTTAGACAGTTCGTCCCCAATAGGAATACCGTTTTTAACTAGCAGTCGAAAGGTATCGGCGGTCAATGCCCCAGTATCTCTAATGCGACCAAATATAGTAGTTAATTGTTCAAGATCTAGTCCCGAAGCAACAGAAACATCGCCAAGTAATTGTAATTCGCCTTTAACTTCGTTTACATTAGTGCCAAATAACAATAACTCTCTAGCTGCATTTGCAACCTTAAGATCTTCAAATGGTGAATTATCTGCTATGTCTTGAATGTCATTTGTTAATCGTGCGGCGTCCTCGAGCGAACCTGTGAGTGTCTGAAATCTAGCCTGTAATGTTTCTATTTGCGATGCTGCGTCAACGCTAGACCTAACAAAGTCGTTTAATCCCCCAACAAGAGAACTTATACCCTTTTGTACTGCGGCAGCAGCTATTATTCCTGCAAATACAGAGAACGAACCACCTAGGCCCTTGACTGTGCCCTGTAGGCTTCCAACAACGGTATCTGCGTCTTTAACCGCTTTAGTAAACTGGTTTAAAGATTGTTTTGCCTGTTCGCCGGCGACCTTAATCTTAACGTCTATTTCTGCCATTTTGCTTACTTAGTCTTTCTTGTTCTTTAGCTGCCTTTTGTTGGGCCTCTCCGGTCAGGGCATCTAGTGTATTAAATATCTCTATAATTTTTGCAGGTTGATCTGCTAGGCATCCATCGAAAGGTAGTATGCCGTTATTTTTATATGCAAAGTAAAGTGTAATTACGTAATTAAAGTACGGATATACTATACCATCAGAAGTGAACTTTACGTTTAAAGACTCAACAAGAGTCGCCTTTTGTTTACGTAGATGCTTCAGTACAGCATCCGAGTATCCACGATCTTTGAGTTCCTGCTTCTGTTCATTAAGGCCGTTGTAATGCCCTACCAAACTAACATACTCCCAATCGGTCAGTCCTGATTCGCTCATTATCTTATAATAGATATATTCAAACAAGCTTGATACTACCCTTGTGGGTAGCATTACTTTTTTTCAGTAACTGCCTCGTCAACGAAGCTTACGCCGTCTAATGGCTTTTTAGTAACCGGGTTCTCAAACTGCTTTGGTAGCCCGTTGAGCAGGCTAATACACATGTAGTTTAAGTTGTCACCGATCTCGCTATTACCAAGATCATTTATAACGTCGTCGCTTAGACCTATCTCGTCAAAAGTAACTTCGTATGGTGATCCGTCAGGATTCTCTAAGCCTGATATTTCTTTAATCGCACATTTCATAGCGAGTTTAGACGCTTTTAAAATTGCTGTAGTTGTACCTGCGGACAGGACGACTTGAATATCACACTTCTGTTCAAACGTGAGCGGACTAATTTTAATTACTAGGTCGCCAACATTTACTGCTATTTTTTCTGTAGTCTTTCTAATCTTCATCTTATTGCCTCCTATAAGAAGAAAAAGAACGCGGCGGTTTGTTCTTTAAGCGGCACCCTCAGTCCGCACCTGTTCTGGGTTCTGATACTAGATAAATCCCATGTATAATTCTTCAGTTTGACCGTCTGTTCCGCGAGATGCTACAAAAGACAATTCGTCTTGTAATAGGCCATCTTGATCGGATTCCGCGATTTCTGAAATAAAACACTTTGGAATGTAGATAGCTACAACTTGGCTAAATTCACCAGTCGGATTACAGTTTACATCAAGTACTGGAATTTTAGCAAATGCAAATATGCTAAACTCTTCGTTACACTTAAATCTGTTAAACTGAGCTACGCTATCATCTTGCTTATACGGATTGATTGATCCCGATATGCTGCGCTCTGTAACTCTAGAAGAAATTCTACCGTTAGCGCTACATGTTGATGTAACAAATCCAAGCGTGTTTTCTAAGCTAAGAGATAAGCTATTAACGGCGATCTTAGTTGAGTTCTGCCATACGCATGCTTCTAAAATAATCGGAGGTAAACTTGAATCAAACTGTGGCGGAAATGGAGGTGCCGTTAGGCTTCTATCAAATGACATACCTTCAAATGCAAAATTTAAGCTTGAAATCTGACCAGTTTCAAATGATTCAAGAGCCATTGATGTTACTTTACATCCTGCTGCTTGTTCTAGAACCGCGTTCTCAACATATTTAGAAACAGAAAGACTTGGATGACCGCTGTCCGCTGTTACGTAAGTTGTAAAACGTGCAATCTGAACACCATCAGCCGGAGCTGCGGCCATTGGAATTAGCAACGTAATGTTTGCGGCTCCAAGAGTATCATCTACCGCGCTTACTGGCGATACGTGATATGCTCCTGTTTGCTTAATCATTACGATGTCGCCAACATTAATGTCGCCGATATCACCATCTTGAATGTTGATAACTGACGTTGTGTGTCCAGTATCTGTTGTTAAAGCTACTGACATAGATCGTTTTTGGCCCATTGCCGATAAAAGTAATTTATCGTATTCTGGTGCGCTACCTTCTACTTCGGCAGAACGGTACTCGACAGGTAATGATCCACTGACAGATTTTGTACCTGTGCGTGGTGTTGATTTACCAATAGAGCCGTTAAATACGTTACGTTCAATAAGTTCTTTTGCCGGGGTCATTTCTGATCCGTCTGCTAAGGTTTGAACAAACGAGCTGCTTGCTGTAGGAGCTAGGTAAGTACCTTCGGTAACTTCGGTCTCAACCGCAATCACCGTATTGTTTTTTACTGCTATACCCATTATTAAATTCTCCTAAATTAAAGTTAACCTGTATATTATGTTAAATGTACCCCGTAGCACGGTCACTTTTTCATCGAATAAATACTCAGGGGTTTCCATTGCAAGATCTGCCACATTTATAACACGGGATGGCAGCCCGGCTTTAGTATTTATAAGATGCACGTATAACTCTAGCATTTTTTGTCTTAGCTCAAATGAAGCAGTAACGGACTCTTCATCTGTTAAGTCCCCTCCGCAGTAGCCCTTGGTTAGCACAACCGTAAACTCGTGCGAGAAGGTCAAAAACTTAGTAACGCTACTTATCTCTGCGACACTGTTAGCTTGCACGGCAAACTGTGTCATACAGTTCCTAAACGAATTTAGGGCAATATCGTTACTATATGCCATTTCTTTATATTCAGCGCCCATTACCGTAGTAACACACGCCTTTATTGAATTGCTTACATCTAGCGATACTGTACTCATTATCTAACCCATCGGTAAGATGCCATGTTTTTGACCTCGGTTGGATCAACAACACCGTCGTTATCCTGGTCGATTCTGAGTACCCCTAAATTAAACGCATCATCAAATTTTGATTTATATTCTAAATATTTTTGCCAGTAATTGTCGCTCGAATTGTCAGACAGGTTAAAAAAGATCTGACTCATTGCGTAGTAAAGACTAGCTTGTCGTAGCTCATATATGTCTAGTACGTCCCATTGTGTGATGGGCTGCACAACACCATTAACGGTCTTTGTGTAACCTCGGCGGGCAAGTTCTGACATAATGTAGTTTTTAGCTGAAACGTGGTATATTACATAGTCCGAATGCCCTGTCGGATAAAAGCACTCTTTAAGAACTGATGGGTATTCTAAACCTACGTCTAGATCGTCCGAAAACAGAAGTCCTACGTAAGAGAACGTTACTGCGGCTGAAGTTGTGACATTGCCAGATAATCGAACCCAGCACTTTGTGATACCATTAACAATACTCTCTGCAGCATCTGTTGGCGCTTGCCAGTTAATAACTCCACTGCGTTTTAAGTATTGGGTTTGATCTACAGCAGTCAGTTCTGTCCACGCAGTACCGTTCCAGTACTCAACTTTCATTATGCCGTCTGTTGTATTAAGCGTTGATGTAACGTGCAAATACAATGCACTTATAACCTTGTCGTATCCAACGTATAAGAATTTACCTATGTCAAGTTCGGCTCTAAATGTATCTAGTGTCGGATCTGCGGCGGCGGAGGTATGATTTTCATAAGCAGCACCGTCAAATTCTAATACTGTTAGTATGCTATTGGGGTTTATCATTTTTACTTCCCAGTTTTTGAATTATTGATTTAAATATGTCTTGTCCTGTTATGACCGTGCCATTCTCTAGTATGCTTTTAAACTCAACCATACCTATTGCGCCCGCGACAAGTTTGCTTATCGGTAGCAACGAATCTATCATGTATACCTCGACAAGGTATCCTGTGAGGAGGGCGATTTGATATATAACCATTTTTGATACAGTACGTCTTAGTGCTGCACTCTTTATCTCTTCACCACGTTTTTTAGCAGCCCATATGCCTGTTAGGCAGTCGGCAAATATTAGTGCGCCAACTGTAAGGATAAGCGGTTTGATTGGTGCAAATACTGCGAACAAAGATAGTGCAAGGTTATACATCCATGATTTCATTATTTGACACCCTCCAATAGGTCGTTACACATTTTTGCCGGCGTTGTCATAGAGTAGTTGTAGCCTTCGAGTCGTGCAGCAAATTCTGTACAAAAAAAGTAGTTTTCGCGCTCCCATTTATTTTTGTTAGGAAGTTCCGTTTTAAATAATAAGTGCTTGGTTATTTGATACATAAAGTATCCGATTCCAAACCAGTCGTATTTTTTACCCCAGACCTCAAATAATAAACACTTATGACATTCACCTTTGCCAGCTTTAGGTATTTTATAAAGTTCCTCGTTAATAAGCTTCCATTTATTATACGGAATTATTCTTACTCCGGTTGTAAGTGTAGATTCAATTACATAAGTTTCATCAATAAGAACTGCAACATGAGAAGGGATTTTTAAGGGGTCAACGTTCTTTACGTGAGAAGTAAATAACTTAGAACTCCAAGAGATCAGCTTTGATCCACACTTTTTGTTTCGGCTAAATAAATAATGTGCCGTGGGCATTATAGTGTCCTCGCATAATTCCAAATGTTATCTAAGTCCTGTTGTGTTAGTCCGAGACCTGCTGCCATCGAATTAACAAGAGCGTTGTCCCTTTTCATTTCATTTGAATATTCCCATTGTTGTATTGCTAAAGATTTATTTGGCTCGGGTAATGTATCGATGTATGCTTTTATTGCGTCAGGATGTAGGCTCGGTCTGTTTTGACTAAACGAAGTAAGTACAAGAGCAGACCTAAGTTGTTGGTTAGTTACCGGCTGTATAGAGGACGACGGAATGTTTGGTCTACCGTTAAAATCGTTTCTCAAGCATATTTTTTCTTGTTCCGAGAGGTTAAGCGCTGTCATCGATGACTCTAAGCTCTCAATTGTTTCGTGAATTACGCCGTTAAGATTTAACATTACAGCACCTTCTTTAGAATTAAAATACTTCCATTACGAATACTCACAGACGTGCCGGTTTCAGAGCGAAGCTGAATAGCTACAGTGCCAGCAACAGTCACTTGAAAAATACCTAAAGCTTGCGCAGAAAAATCAGTGTTCGCCGCGAGAGCTGCGGTTGTTGTAACGTTCGTGGTTGTTAGGTTCTGTAGATACCCAAAATCTTTATCCGTTCCGTCGGCACCTTGACCAATGCTCCATTTAGCAGAAATAACACCTATAGTTGCCGTCACAGGAGCGAGTCGCATACCAATACCAGTTCCAATCGCTGTTGACTGAACTATGTTAATAGATGTTATTTCGTACCAACCAACAGCAAGACTTGGTGTTGTTAGTTGAGTAACTGTGGTTGGAGTAACCGTAGCCACGGACTGAGTCGCCGTTACTCTTAAAACCGTATCTCCACCCAAGTTCTGCGGCACCCAAGCCGAACCGTTCCATGTAGCTACCTGCCCAGATGTCGCACCGGATTGAGTTATTTCACTCAATGGATGGGTATGTGCAAAATCAGAGATGGTAGATTTTAGTTGCGTACCTGTGTGGTTTGCTCTCGCCCTATTTGCTGTGTCTCTTGCATCTAATTGAGCAGGGGTTTCGTAACCGTTTGGATTTGTTGCATCGTATTTTAAATTAAGTGCTGTCTGCGTAGCGGTGCTAATCGGTTTATTAGCGTCAGAAGTATTGTTAACATTCCCTAGACCAACTTGTGCTGCTGTTGTCGAATGCGGGTTGTTAGTTAAATTTGCGTGTGCGTCTACTTTAGCTTGTGCTTCAACGGATGTTTCGTAGATAGGATGAGGGTTAGCTAAAGCTTCGTGTGTTGCTATTAAAGTTGCAGCAACTCCGGTATTTTCTTTAGCATTTAATGCTGTTTGTGTAGCTGTTGAAACGGGTTTATTTACATCTGACGTATTGTCAACATTACCTAATCCAACTTGAGTTTTCGTTGTAGCGTGTGGATTTGACGTATTTGCTTCGTGCGCGTTTATGTCTGCTTGAACCACAGCAATGTTATTTGCTACTGTAGTGGCAAAGTTTGGATCGTTACCAAGAGCCACAGCTAGCTCGTTTAAAGTATCAAGGGCCGAGCCTGCTCCGTTGATTAAGGTATTTATGGCATCAGAAATTTTAGTGTCAACTACTGTAGATAGATCGTAGTTAGATAAAGATGCCGCGATTGTCGCCGCAACATCTGCTGTTGTTTCATATTTAAAGACGGCCCCAGTGTCATCCTTTATATAGAGTTTACAGTCAGTAACATCTATTCCAACATATACATGTGCTGTATCCGGGTTTGATGCGGGAGGAGCTACTTTTTTCCAATTAATTAAGCCAGCCATAAATCACCGTCCAATGTTAGTATACCGTCTACAGTCAGGATTGTAAAATTAATCATCTGACGATTTGTAGGTATTGTAATTTCCTCAATTTCGTCAACGAGGTCTGTCCCTGACAATAGGCCTAGGGACTCATCCTGTTCGTCTAATCTTACTCCTGAACCAATAGACATTATGCTCCTTCTAAAAATCTAACAGATTGAGAACCCGATGCTGAAATCATGAAGATTGCAATGTTCGGACCCCAATTAAATGTTGCGCTAGAATTCTTACTTATTTTAATTCCGTTTGACGACGTTACGCCAGCAGAAGATCCGATGTATACAGATTGATTCCCTTCATTCTGAATCGTAACTGATTTTCTATTAGCAAGCGGGGATACTAAAACCTGTGCAGCCGTTACTGCTACGTTTGCTGCCGAGTTTAATATTGCTGTATCTAGGACGTCGCTAAAATTCCCTGTGACAGGTATAGGGTTACCTGTGTCGTTGGTGATTTCGATTTCTGAGTTCTGAACAGTGACCTGAATGTTTTCTAATGCTGCTAGCGACTCTGTACTTAGTTCTACTCTAAGTGTATCTGCATCTACAGCACCGGCGCCTGTACTTAACCCAATTTCATCTAATGCTATTCCGCTCATCTATGCTCCTTTTCGCTTAATAACGATTTCAAGTACGTCTGCTGCCTCAGACAGAACATAAATTTTTAAATTTGTATATGATTTAGAGTCTACGTATACCGCACGTCTCTTGATTGTTATATATTCTGTCGATGTATTACCTAATGAAAACGCAAGCTTAATATCGTTCTTATTTCTAGACCGAAATAAAAACTCAACTATATCGGACCCCATATCTATTTCTTTTTCAACGCCAGATACCAAAGCTTCGTTTTGGATTTCAGATGTTGTATTTCCGCTACCACTTATATTTGATATGGCGTCAACGATGCCCTCGTCGTC